TTTAGTGCCTTGCCTTTAGGCTTTCCGTTGCCAAAGGCGTTATCAATGCTTTCACCTGTTAGGTTCTCGATGATTTCAACTTCCTCGAGAGTCAGGCTTTCAAAGTCAAAGCTACTCATTCTGTGGGTATTCCTTTCGTGGATTTACTTGCTATTAGCTTATCTAAACTTCTGTAGTAGTTCTGGTAAACCTCATCGCGCGTAATGCCTAAAGCCTTTACAAAGAATGGCTGAGGCTTGATGTTTCGCTTGAACCAACCCCAATGAATCGGGTTGGCGTAGGGAACTGATTTGTTGTTTCCAGCTGAGACTGACACGCGGTTCAGAGATTTAGAAACCCTAATGCTATTGCGTAGGGCTCCAGTTCTAACCGGCGCTAAGGCTCGAGCTTGACCAGCCACCAACTCACCGGCCTCAGAGCCGGCTGCCTTTATTTCAGCAGCCGGGACTCCGATAGCCTGTAAAGCTTTTATAGCCTGTTTGAGCCCTGCGACTTTTATGCCAGCAGGATCAGCCATAACTAAGCGGTTACGTCTACTGTGACACCGTAGAAGATGTCTGAAGCTGGGGTGTGAGGCGTGTTTACAACAGTTAGGGTCACGCTAAATACAGCTGTCTCGTTGCTAACCAAAGCTAGCGGAGGAATCTGGTCAAATCTGACCACTCCGGTGTAGTGAGGCTGGCTTGAAGAAGCGACTGCGTTTCCGTTAGGCGCAATTGTAAAGTTAGCGGTCGAACCGAAGTTGTCCCAAAGAACTCGGTAAAGGCTTGAAGCCTCTCCGGATACAATTCCGTCTAGCTGAAGTGACCATTGGCCACCGACGCGAACTTCACAGAAGGTCTGGACATCGCCAGGAGCGTCATCGAGGGTTAGCTGTACAAGGTTAGCATCGCAAGCGTACTCGGTTGCGCCAAACTTGAAAAGGATGTTTTGTGCTTTGATTCTAGTTGAAGCCGGCATGGCTACCTTTCTAAATTGTTAAGTTGAGCTGGCAATAAATGTTTGCCGATAAGAACTCAGCATTGTTGGTCTGTAAGTTATAGGGCTGATTCACAGAAGTAATTCGAACATAAGTCAAAGGCTCGATTGCGTTCAAAGTATCTTCAATTAGCTGATCTAGATTCTCGGTTGCTTTCTTATTGGTCGCGGTAGAGGCTACCAAAACCAATTCGATGCCTAAGCTCCATTCTCCAAACTGAGCTGTCTGGAGATAAGGCTGAGCTGCGTTTAAAAGGACAATGGGTGGAGTGATTCGTTCTGGAATATACTCCAGGACGTTTAAACCTGCGTCAGTTAGCTCGAGCTTGAACTCGACCTTGGCTGCATTGATTTCACTCATACGCCGTATCCCGTGTAAGGCATAAGTAGCGGATAAACAGCATTCAATGGATCCTTGGCAACTCTGATGGGTGCTCCATCAAAGCTGGCAAACTGAGCAACTCCGTTAGGAGCTGAGCGACGGTGGAAGAGCTCAGACGAAGCGATTAGAGTCGCTTGATCGTGAACTGACACCGGCACAGTCTTAGTTCCGATAAAACGGTTTACCAAGGCTGATCCAGCAGTCAGGCATTCCTGTGGGAACTCAGTTTCCTCAGTTCCTACATACGCCTGAAACTCTGCCAACGTCACTGCCATTTTTAGATCCTTATTACGCGGTTACGTCTAGAACTACGATTGCACCCTGACGCTGTGCAGCAACGGCCATGTAGCCGTAAACAGATACAGAGTCTTCTAGGGTTGTGATGTCACCGGAGGTCAAGCGAACTGGAGAACCAGCAGACTCCCATGAGGTAACAGCTGCAGAGTTAGCTAGGAAACAGCTTGTTGCTGCCAGCTGTGGATCAACAATAATTGGAAGACCGAATAGTGAGGCGCTTAGACCTGGCACGTTAGCGGTTCCAATTGTGTTTACGCCATCAGCGTTAGCGGATAGGTTCAGTCTGCCATCGGTAGCTGCAACAGATACCAGGTTCACGTAAGCGGTCACACCAGCAGCGATGAACTGTGGGCGTAGGCCAGTTGCGTTGAAGATGTAAGCAGATCCTTCTGCAATACCCTTAGCAATTGTTGAAGCGTTGGTGTGTGCCTGGAAGACCTTGCCTGTGTAGTCAAGTCCCTGGATTAGGTTAATTAGAACCTGGTTGGTTGCATTTGCGTAAGCAATTGTCAAGCCCTGGAATACCTGGTCAAGAGTGTTGATGGTTGCACGCTCTACGTACTGACGTGAGAAAGAAGTGTATCCACCGTAAGTTCTTACATCAGCAGACATAACCTCGAAGCTCATGTTTCCAAAAGCTAGCGCGGTGTTTTCTGTAGTCTGACGCTCAACATCAAGGGTGTTGGTGTCAATCTGAATGTACTCAACCTGAAGTCCGCTTGCTGGAAGTGCTCCGCGGTTGAACGCAGACAGGGTTGGACGGTTGTTGTTAATTAGGGTGTCAAGGTATCCAACGAACGGAGGAAGAACGGCTGCATCTGCTGAAGTTGAAGCTGCGCGAGCTAGAGCCTTTGCGTCTTCGTCTCCTGCTAGAAGACCCTTTGCGTACTCGCCCTGTGAGCGGAACTTGTGTGTTGCTGGTGCTGCAATCTCGACTGCTTTGCCCGCTTCAATGACTCGGCGCAGTTCTGCAACCTCATCCTGAACGGAGCGAACGTCAAGTTCAATGTTTTCTGACATTGTTTCACTTTCTGTTTCGATAGGAGTCTCATCAACTGGCTCAGCCTCTGGCTGTGACTCGTTGCGGACTTCGGTTATTTTTGCGCCTTCAAAGGCAGGGAACGGAACTACTGAAACCTCTTTGAGGTCTACTAGCTCCCTAACAATCGTTTGGCCTTCTTTACGATCTACAACCGGAAAGAAACCAACCGAAAAGCGATTCAGAACATCGTCCTGAAGTAATGTGTAAACTTCGTTGCCTCGAGGAGTGTCTGAGATTCGAGCAACAATCTCATAGCCTTCTGGAGTGTCGCGACCTTCGATAACTTTACCGATTGGCTCTTCGTGACCATAGAAAAGCTTTACGTCTTCTACTCCATCAATTGCTCCTGGCTCAAAGCGCTCTTTTAGGTTTCCGCCTAGCTCGATTTCTTGACCATAAGGAACTGCGAGACCAACGATGGTTCTTTCCTCCACAATGTCAAGTCGAGCTTGAAACTCGCGTGTAATCATTTCAGACATCTAGTCCTTCTTTCGTTCTTACTTCTTCTGGAGTCAGAATGCCAGCATCGATAGCTACCTTGTAGTAGTTGTAGCGAGCGGCAACATCGGCCTTGAATAGGTGCTCGAAGTCAAACTCGACCCGGTTGCCACGTGGAAGGCAGTTGCTTAGAGCGTCGGTAATTGCATCGGTGTAAGCCATCAATGTATGACGGTAAAACACCTGGTTCTCATCTTGGAGGTTTGTGTAGGTGTCTGAAGCACCTGGCACAGAAGTCAGGAGCAGTCGCGCTGGGACACCGAAAAGTCTAGCAACGGCCTGAACCTGTTGATCCTGGACTTCGGTGAAGAGGGCGTCCTTCGGGGAGAGCGCGATCTGCTGGTATTCGAAACCGTTTCCTAAAACTGCAACCTGTCGATTCTGTTGCTTGTTGTGCCAGTTAGCTGTGACAACTTCTGCATCTTCTTTGTTTAGCATCGCATTGGTCTTTAGGATGCCTGTAGGAACTCCGGCTGCGGTGAACCAGTTGCCAGCGTAATCGCGTAGATCGATAGCTGCGCTAATGTCCTTGTAGCAGGATGCGATTGGGCTAACACCTAGAATCTGTCCAGCCTGGCTAAAGATTCTTAGGTGCTCCATCTCGCGCTCGGTGTAGCGAGTGCCTAGGTAATCGTAGACAACTGTTGAATAGTCTGTAGTTCCATCTTTGAACTTAGGCCAGCTTGGCATAACTGCTGAAGCCGGAAGAATTGTCAAGTTGTTTACTTGGCCGTTAGATCCAAAGTTCTTCAACCAGTAAGCGTTGCCCTCAAGGGCTAGAGATGCAACTGTTTGGAAAAGGAAGTCGCGACGGTTCTGTTGGATGCTTGGGTTGTTTACCAGTACAGGATTTTCAACTTTTAGTTCAATGCCTGTCGCGAATCTGTAAGTATTGATGCTCATCTTGCTGATTGGAGTGCCGATGATTTGTACAGCTCTGTAAACGGCTGTTAAAGACAATGCAGTTGTTGGGTTTACAACAGCTGGGTGTCTGGTAGGAATTGTTGGCTGGGCAGCGCGTCGCTCTGGACGTCCTAGAAGCCTATCAAAGAAAGATGCCATAGATACATCATAGTATCACAGACCAACTAGAATACTCCGACTGAAGCGTGTTGCGCTCGAGAGGAAACATAGAGAGCCATGACTGTTGCCATTAGGGCGTCGATGTCACCGAGAGATTCCTTACGACTAATTAGCCAGGTCTCGCCTGTGTATTTGGAGACCCCGTTAGGCATTTGAGCGACGAGGAGGGGATCGTTCGCGTGCCTAACGAGGCCGTTGCTAAACATAGCATAGACAGCCGAGCACGCTGAAGAGACTTCTTTTGTCCAGAGTTGCCAGACCGTATGGCCAGAGAGTTTTAGTCTCTTAGCCAAACTAGGTAGCTGACGATCATCCAGCGCTATCGCTCGCGGACTGAACTTCGCATACAGTTTGGTTAGCTCGTTGTAGAGCTGTTGTTCGGTTGGGTTTACTAGAGACATCACTAGCTCCGTTTCCTGAACACCATCTTGTTCGTTAGCAATTGCAATCGTAGCGTGGCCCCAGTTTTTTGTAATGTCTACGGCGAAGACGGCGTTTTGAGTATTAGTGACACCTCGACCAGTTGCAGCTCTAAACAGATTGCCAGGTAACCATGAGTTAGCTGTCCCGGCTATAAATTGATTTAGTCTGTAGCGTCTAGCTTCATGCTCGGGAATTGTTTTTAGATCTGAGATGACTTGCTCTATTTGAATGCGTCCAGCTGCAACAGATGGGTTTGCTGCCATTATTGCTTTTGGATCATCAATAGCTGCATTGTCAGGAGCTGTCCAAAGAAAGAAACCAAATCGCTCTAGATCCTCAGCTCCGTTAGCTGCAGAAGTCCCTGACTTGTAAAGGTCAATTAGAGTCTTTGAGTTTTGGTCACCGGCTGTTGTAATTCCAACAACGATTCCATCCTTGCGCTGAGAAGTTCCAAGGACAGCTGCAGACCACATTCCCTCTTTTGCCAGGTGAAGCTCATCGAATAGACAGAAGCTAATCGGGATACCTTGCAGAGCGGCTTCTTTGGCAGCCTTTACATCATACCGGCCACCACCGTCAGCGGTGACGATACCTCGGGTCTCGGTTGCTCTCTTGAATCGCTTTTTGAGAAATTGATTGCTGTTGATAACGTAAAGCACTCGGTTGTAAACGATGTTGGCTTGATCGGTGCTCGATGCCAGGCTAATACATTGTGGCCCAATCTCATGGAGTAGCAAGCCGTAGAGCCCAAGCATCGCTGCGATAAGGCTTTTACCGTTTTGGCGTCCAACGCTGATAACTACCTGGCGATAACGTAGCCGTCCTGGGTACATCGGGTTGTCATCTGGGTAGCGCTCAAGGATTGCTCGAAGCAACCACTTCTGCCAATCATCAAGCTTTAGGCCGTCGGGATTCTCCGGAGACTTCCAAGCTATCTCAGCGAACTCGATTAGCTTATCCCCATCCGTTGGAAAGTCCTTGGAAAGAGGTTCTGTGTAAAGCGTGGGTAGCTGGAGCATTAGCGGGTTAGCAACTTCTCCAGCGGATCAATAGATTGAGCTGCATCGCCAATAGAGCGCTTCAACTCGAGCACAGTCTTGCGTAATTCGGCTGCGGTCGAGGTATTGGACTGCTGGTCGAAGCTTTTGGCCAGCTGGAGGCAGAGCCCGGCTAAAACCTTTTGTTCCAAGTTCAAGTCCAGGTCTTCCAACCAATTCTGAATCGACTCGGTAATCATTCATCGCCAACTTTCGAATAATTTGCTCGGTTTATAAAAAATTCATGGCTTGCGCGGGATGCGGGAGCAATCACAGAAAAAAACAGAATCATTTATTTCGCTCCAACTTTTGCCAAACTTTTTAATTTAGATATTTTATTTTGCAATTCAGGCTTCCAATGGCTACGCCAGCTTAGCCTTATCCATAGTAGCTGAGACCTCCAGCCATACCGGATCCATGTTGCTCGATGCTTTGGTCTCCTGCGGAGTCTTAGTAGCCTGGTCCTATGCCCTGCCCAGTAGCTACCCCCCTCCGTCTTTACCCTACCCCTAGCTAAATCTAGGATTGCGCCAGGTGATTCGTTGGAGTACCCGGTCTTGCTTTCTACCGTTGCAGCTTCGGCAGAGTGATTGAAGGTTGTTGATGTCATGATTGGGCTCGCCTTCCCCTGCAGGAACGATGTGATCAATTGTCCAATCCTCATCTACTAGCTCTTTCGCACACGAGACACAGATCGGCTCCAAAACAGTCTTCGCATAAGTCCTCGCTTTGGCCCACGCTGTTGAATGATGCCACTTCGCCATCTGCTAATCCTCTCAGTTGTTTGTCTTGTATCTTCCAATACTGTAGCTCTTTGATGATCTCCTCGATGGTAAGTATGTCACCTAGAGAATAGTGAGCTTCTAAGAACTCGACTACTTGATTCCTGGCATACCTTACGCCGTTTAGGAATCCATCGGAGTAGACCGATGTCTTGAAGCTTTTGATTACTTGGTCGACTCTCTCCTGGTTCACTTTAAATCCGCCTTTATAATCTTTAGCGCGCTATCCAATACCCAACAGCTTGAGTGGTCGCATGATCCTTCGCTGGTGTATTCCCAACAGATTTGCCTATCAATCTCTCTGATGATTCGGTTGCGCTCGATGGTTCTGCCTTCGGTGACGCCAAGGTTGAAACCAAGGATAGATAGCTCTGAAATTTGGTCTTTGTGCTTATCTACAATCTTCTCGAAGTCCATTAGTTGCGACTCCAATCAGCTTTTAGAAACATGATTGCGGCGAATAGTGCCAGGAGACCGATGACCGGTTCGTCAACTATAAAGCCGGCGAATGTTGCCAAGATGACTACGGATGCTGCCATAGTTATTCTCATTATGTTTAGCAATTTGTTGCCTTTCTGTGTGTGGTACGTCCATTATGACAATGAGCTGGAGGTCTATGTGATTTATCCACGATTCGTTATCAAATTGTTATTTATACATTCCCCTGGCGATTAGTTCGCCTTTGTGGTGAGTGCTGCATTTGGCGCATTTGTATTTCTTATACCTGCCAGCTCCGGTTGTTTGAGAGCCATTAGGTCGGATGTCGGTGTCTCCACAATTACGGCAAGCTTCTGGCTTACCTTCTGAGACTCCAACGTGAGGATGGTTCTTGATCCAAGGAAGCAGGATGTCGTATAAATCCAGAAGCAAGTTGACATCTTGAATCTGATATTCCTTCATCATCTTCCAGGCTTTAGGGATGCCGGCCATGCAGTCCAACCAGAGCTGAAATCCTGAGTGTTGCACCTTAGCTCCGACGCCTAGCTTTTGGGCTACGTAGTCGAGCTTGTTGCTTGGGAACTTAAACTGAGACCTTACAACTCGCATTAGATCTAGTTCAACCCATGGGCTAGGTGGCAAGTAACCGTTCTCTATAAACTCGCGCTTGATGTGCTTCGAGTCAAAGTTAGCTGAATTCCATCCAATTAGAACATCGGCTTCATCCATGACCTTGTGTAATTCATCCAGCATCGCTTCTTTGCCATGGTGGTGAACTGACCTGAAGATGACCTTGTCACTTCCAAGCCATCGAGCTCCCCAGCATAAGACTTCGGTGGAACGCTCTATCTGTGTTATTGCTATGTTCTGATCCCAAAGTCCCCATACATGGGCCAAGTTCGGTGAGGTCTCTAGATCTAAAAATAGAATCTTCATAGCTTCAAACTAGGCCTCTGCGTTTGCGGTCTAGTTCCGACACGCCAGCCGTTATAAAACTGTTATCGAACGGTGTCAGGCTGATTAGAACACCTGGTTCATGCAAATCGTTGTAATTTTTTCGAGCTGTCAAGTCAACGACATAGCTGTCATCCTTGATTACGCCCGATTGGCTGAGGCTGTCAAATACAGCTCTGGTGAGTTTGTCTAGATCATAAGTTTGTGTTGCGTATTGCCTGGTGACGGTCTTGGGCCTCCGTAGCCAAAAGGTCAAGGACACCGAGACTGCCGTATCGAAGCGATTGTCAAACTCCATCATTTTGAGTTCGAGCATTTTCTTCATGTGCTCTCGCCAAGCTGGAAGGTCTTTGTTGGCTTCAACTAGGACTATGTGAGCTCCCCTGTTGAATGCCTTTTTAGATCCCTGCGGTCTTGGGTCACCGGCAATAAACAACTCGAACATTAGAAGGGGTTGTTCTGCGGTATTCCTGGTGGTGGAGCCATGATGTTGATTACGTCCTCGATTGGGGTGGAGCTTTTAGGCTCTGCAGCCTTGGTTAGCTTCACTAGGCAATTGTTGAGAGAATGCTCGACAACCTGCTTAGTTTCCTGACCGGGCTTGTTGTAAGTTCCAACCTTTGTGCCTAATGATCCTTCGATGCTGACTTCGTCATCTTTTTGGATGTTTGTGCCATTGTCTAGCCAAGCTGTCCATAAGCGATTGCGTTGCTCGCCTTTGAAGTCGTAGCTTTCCCAGACTTTGAGTCTTGGATAGCCTTCGTTGACTACCTCAGCTACTTTTCCATAGATGATTACTGTTGCCATTTCTGTGTTTTTCCTTTCTAGTGTTCTTTTAAGTTTAAGTTAATTATTAGTTAACTTTAAGGCGACATCTACGCCGTCCCGTGACGTCGTGGGTGTCACCCCGATGAGT